CAATGTACGAGAGAACGCCCGAAGATATACGCTGCAAAATCTGCGGGAGACGGCTAAAAACCTACTACGCGGAAGAACGGCTATATTCTGTGAAGTGCTTTGGTTGCGGCTATGTGGCGCTTGTTCAAGCCGGAAGCCCATCGGAGGCTGCAAAGCTCTTTGGAGTTGAATACGGAGGTGAAACCGAATGACCGTAGAAGAAGCAATCCGAAACATAGACGAGGTTTTATCCTCCGATATCCATTATGATGAAACATTAGAGTATCGGCTAACATCATTTGACTTTGAATGGTTGGAAAAAGCAAAACAAGCCCTCGAAAAGCAGATGCCCAAGGCACCTATCCAAAACCGCAAAGAACGCATACGATACACAAGCGCTTATTCTTGCCCCAACTGCGGGCGCGGATTTGCAGGAACAGGAATAGCCGATTACTGCTACCATTGCGGGCAGGCTTTAAAGTGGGGTGACACAGATGCCTGAAATTAAATTAAAGCCCTGCCCGTTCTGCGGGGGCAAGGTGAACATTATGCGCTTGGAAAGTCTGGAAACCGGCTTCGTGAGCTATTATGTTTCACACAGTGATATATTTAATTGCGCATACGAAATCAGACAGCAGAGCGCAAGCGAAACTATGCAGGAAGCCGCAGACAAATGGAACAGGAGGGCTGATACCAATGACCCGTGAAGAATTGGAGCAGATATACTATCTCCACCGGGAGCTGCGTATGTGGGAGCAGGAGCTTGAACGGCTCCGCTGCCGCTCGCTGGTACGTTCGCCGCAGCCGAACGCCGGAAGCAGTTCCGGAACGTCCGACAAGGTCGGGGAGCTTGCCGAAAGGCGCGTAGACCTGGAACGCCGCATAGAGCTCAAGCGCGAGGAGATTCAGCAGCGCCGCGACGAAGCTGTTGCGTTCATCTACGATATTCCCGACAGCCTGACCCGGCAGATAGTCTATTACCGCTGCGTGAGCCTGTTCGGCTGGACGCGCGTCGCCTATGAGGTCGGCGGGAACAATTCGCCGGACGGTGTACGCATGATTTACAACCGGTTCATGAATAAGCTGTAAGTTGTTCGTTTTGTTCGGTTCACCTGTGCTATACTAGTATCATGAAATACTGAAAAGCGCCCGAAGCAATCGCCCGGGCGCTTTTCCTATGCCGGAAGGAGGAACCGCCATGACCGAAAAGCAGAAGCGCTTCTGCGACGAATACTTGATAGATCTGAACGGCACGCGAGCCTACAAGGCGGCTTACCCGTCCGTGAAAAACGACAAGACCGCCGGGGCGAATGCCGCGCGATTGCTAGGAAATGCTAGTGTCCGCGCCTATCTGGACGAGCGCCTTGAACAGCTACACAACGAGCGCACCGCCGACGCCGCCGAGGTCATGGAGTACCTCACGGCGGTGCTGCGCGGCGAGAGCGAGGCTTCCGTCGTCGTTGTCGAGAGCGTAGGCGACGGCTGCTCCGAAGCCCGGACGATCACGAAGCCCCCGGACGAGCGCGAGCGCCTGAAAGCCGCCGAACTTCTCGGCAAGCGGTTCGGGCTGTTCACCGACAAGGTGAACGTATCCGGCAGCGGCGTAGTCCAGATCGTGGACGATATCCCCGATGGCTAACCTTACAGAGATAATCGCGCCTCCGTTCTACGCGCTCCACCGCGATATCGCCGCCGGACTGCACACGCACTACTGGCTCAAAGGCGGCAGAGGTTCCACCAAGTCCTCGTTTGTGGGCGCGGAAATACCCCTCGGCATGATGAAGGACCCGCAGGCGAACGCCGTAGTTATCCGCAAAGTCGGGCTGTACCTCAAGGACAGCGTATACGAGCAGCTCCTCTGGGCGATAGACAAGCTCGGCGTTTCTCATCTCTGGCAAGCGAAGCTGTCGCCGCTGGAGCTTGTGTACACTCCCACCGGACAGCGGATACTGTTCCGGGGTGCGGACAAGCCGAAGAAGCTCAAATCCACCAAGGTGCACAAGGGGTACATAAAGTACGTCTGGTACGAGGAGTCTGACGAGTTCGCGGGGATCGAGGAGATACGCACGATAAATCAGTCGCTGCTGCGCGGCGGCAGTAAATTCACGGTGTTCTACACCTATAACCCGCCGAAGTCCCAGCGCAACTGGATAAACGCAGAGGTCACAGTCCCCGCGCCGGATAAGCTCGTCCACCATTCCGATTATCGCGGAGTTCCTCCGGAATGGCTCGGGGAGCAGTTCCTCGCGGAAGCGGAATACCTCCGCGCAAATAATCCCGCCGCCTACGCGCACGAATACCTCGGAGAAGTCACCGGCACCGGCGGCGAGGTGTTCCCGAACATCACGGTGCGGGAAATTTCCCCGGAGGAACGCGCCGGATTCGCGCATGTCCATCGAGGTCTGGACTGGGGCTACGCCGCCGACCCGACCGCATACGTTGTCTGCGCCCTCGAAAAGGGGCGGCTGTACATATTCGGTGAGATTTACCGCTACGGCATAAAGTACGACCCGCTTGCAGAAGCGATAAGGGCTGAAAACCCGCTGAACGGCGCGATATACGCCGAATCCGCCGACCCGCGCAGCAACGACGAACTCCGCGCCAGGGGGCTGAAAATCACCGCCGTGAAGAAAGGCGCGGGGTCAGTCGAGCACGGCATAACCTGGCTCCAGAACCTCGCGGAAATAGTCATCGACCCGGCGACCTGCCCGAACGCGAAGCGCGAGTTCTGCGGGTATGAGCTTATCCCGGACGGAAACGGCGGCTTCCGGGACGAGTTCCCGGACAAGGATAATCACTCGATTGACGCGGTGAGATACGCCCTTGAAAACGACATAGGGCGCAGAAAAGCCAGAATCGGCAACAGAAAGGAGATGGGCATTTACTGATGATAAAGCCCTTCACGATATCGCGGGAAACTCCGGTCACGCCGGAGGCCGCCTGCAAGTTCATCAAGGATCATACCCTGCACACGCACGCCAGATACGACCTGCTGGAGCGCTACTATGAGGGACTGCACCCGATATGCAGCCGTGAGAAGCGCTCCGTGCTTGCGAACAACAAGCTTGTGTGCAATCACGCAAAATACATCTCAGACACCTGCGTAGGCTACTTTGCGGGGAATCCGGTAAAGTATTCGGGCGAGGGCATAGAGCCGCTCATGGAACTTCTGAGAGCCGCTGACAGCGACACCCAGGACATCGACCTTGCGCAGAAAGCAAGCATATTCGGCACGGCGTACGAGTTCATCTACACCGACGAGGACGGACAGCCCCGGCTGTATTCCCCGGACCCGCGCCAGGCGTTCGTTATCTACGACGACACGGTGCGGCAGAAGCCGGTCGCGGGGGTGTATTATTACAAGCTCCACGACAGCGTTACGAACCAGGATACCGGGTATTCCGTGTATCTCTGCGATACTGAAAATGTCATGCATTTCACGACCGACACGGGCTTTTCTGTCACGGGCGGGGCTGAGAGCAGACCTCACGGAATGGGCGGGGTGCCGCTTATCGAGATATACAACAACTCCACCTGCGGCAGCGACTTCGAGCCGGTGCTGTCGCTCATCGACGCGTACAACGTCCTCCAGAGCGACCGGGTGAACGACAAGGAGCAGTTCGTCGAGGCGATACTGCTTATCAAGGGTTCAGTCCTCGGCGACGATAACGACGAGAAATCCGAAAGCTACAAGGCGCTCCGGGAGAACGGCCTGCTGGAGCTCGACGCAGACAGCTCCGCCGAATGGCTGACGCGGCAGTTTGATGAGAACAGCGTGGAGGTGCTCCGCAAGTCGCTGGAGCAGGATATACACAAGTTCGCGAACGTCCCCTGCATGAGCGACGAGAGCTTCGGCGGGAACGCTTCCGGCGTTGCAATGCGCTATAAGCTCCTCGGATTCGAGCAGATAACGAAAATCAAGGAGCGCTACTTCCGGGAGGGTTTGAAGGAGCGCCTGCGGCTTCTCTGCAACTGGCTGAGCACCACCGGGAAAGCCGCTATCAGCAGCCGGGATTTCTCGATACAGTTCACCAGGGCGCTGCCGGTCAACGAAACCGAGGTCGCACAGCTTGTTTCCGAGCTGCGTGACATGGTTCCGCGGGAAATACTGCTCGGGCTTCTGCCCTTTGTGGATGACCCCGAGGGAGCCGCTGAGAAGGTCAGGGAGCAGCAGAACGATTTCCCGAACCTCCCGCCGGATATGATCGATGAACAGCCGTGATTACTGGGAGCGCCGCGCCGCTCAGGACATGTACGACCGCATGGGCACCGCCGAGGAAACCGCCGCTGAGATGAACGCGGCGATAAATCAGACCTCCGCGTATCTCGAAAAGGAAGTCAAGGCGGTCATGCGCGGAATGCAGTCGTTCGGTATCTCAGAAGCGGAAGCCAAGAAGATACTGAACGCCGCCGGAGGGGACGGTTCGGCGCTCCAGCGTTTACGCAAGGCGGCTCAGCAGGTAAGCGACCCGGAACGGCGCGAAGCGCTCCTGAATGCGATAAACAGCGCGGGGGCGTACCGCTACCGCATTACCCGCATTGAGGAGCTGAACAAGGACATCAACCGCCGCTGCCGGGAGCTGTACAAGACCGAGAACCGCCACGTCACGTCGGCGCTGCGGAATGTCGCGGAGGACAGCTATTACCGCGAGATTTTCAGCATACAGAAAGGCACGGGGCTGGGGTTCAGCTTCTCGAAGTTCCCCCGGCAGGACGTTGACCGGATTCTGCGCGCCAGCTGGAGCGGCGGAAATTACTCACAGCGTATCTGGAAGGACGTAAGCGGCATGACTGCACGGCTGAAAAGCGAGCTTCTCGTCAGTATGCTGTCGGGGCGTTCCGGCGAAAAGACCGCCCGTATATTTCAGGAGCAGTTCGGAGTGAATGCGTTCTGCGCCCGGCGAATCGTCCGGACGGAGAGCGCTTATGTCGCGAACGCTGCGCAGAAATCCGCGTATTCCGAGGCGGGAATCGAGCGGTACAGGTTCGTTGCTACGCTTGATTCACGCACCTGCGAGTGCTGCGCCGCCCTGGACGGCAAGGTGTTCGACCTCGCAAAGGCAAAGCCGGGCACGAACTACCCGCCCATGCACCCGTTCTGCCGCTCGACTACAATTGCGGACTTCGGGGTCGAGGAACTCAAAGGGCTGGAGCGCCGGGCTAAGGATAAGGACGGGAATACCGTTAAGGTCCCGGCGGGTATGAGCTATGAGGAGTGGCATAGAAAGTTTGTGGGAAGGGTTGACAAATCCGCTGAAAGTGGTATAATGGAAACAAGAGGGACAACTATCGTTAATGCTGAAAGCGTCGTAGGAAAATGGCAGCCACGCAATCAGTTCAGCAACAACATCGACGATATCATTGATTATCAGGGCTTTAATGGCAAGCCTACGATTATGTATAATCAATCCGAGTTCGAGCAAGCGGTTGAGCGCGACCATTTCCTCGGTGAACGTACATTCTGTGCGGATAGTCAGGAAGATTTGCAGCTTTATGATAAGCAATTGAAAGCGATTGACGGTGAGGATTATTTCTATGTGAATTGCGGTGTCGGCGGTGCTCAATACGGTCAGGGAATGTACTGTGCTGCCGACTATACTAAAGGTACAATCACAGCGGATAAATTTGAGCATGAAATTCAGCAGTATTCATACAGCGACAGCCATAAATTCAGCAAAACAAACTGGCTGACACTTGACCCATCGGCTAAAGTCCTAGAGATTCCTGATGGCTATGACCGTCAACGCTGCTCCGACTATGTGACACGCATATACAAGGAGCAGTACGAAAAATTCCGCTTATCGCAAGACTCTGTTTTGAAAGCGCATTGGGAAGAATACCAATCAGGCATGGACGAGGTTCGCCAACTGTACAGCAAATGGGGCGATGACGCTGCTTGGAAAAAGGCAGATAAAATATGCGAAAAGCTGAACCAAAAGTTTCCCGACGCACATCAGCTGCAAAATGATATCAACGCCGCGCCTAATGGCAGAAACGCTGGTATCCTTGCGGCAGAAATGGGGTACGATGCCATTAATGCAAGCGGGCACGGCACAACGAACAGCTATACGGTAGTGCTCAATCGCACAAAATTAATCATTTTTGGAGGGGATAAGTATGAATACAGACCAAAAGCCTAAAAAGTACATATCGCGGAATAAAGATGGATTTGCTTGCACTTATGACAGCGAAACGCATAGATGTGTGGGCGTAATACTGTCAATGGGCGACGATGTCGATTTATACAACAAGAAGCACGACGAGTATATCGGACAGCTCGACCCTCAATATGAAAAGAAATCATAATGAAAAACACCCTGCGAAAACAGGGTGCTTATACTTACCGACACAAATGTCGGGAACATCTGCAAGCGCTCTTCGGGGCGCTTTTTCTTTACCCTGAAAGGAGGAACAAATGGCAACAAGCCAGAGCAAAGAAAAGTTTGAAGATTACGAGGGCTTCGTCGAGAAGTTCAAGCCCAAGAAAACGACCGACGACTGCTACACTCCGCCGCTTGTCTATGAGGCAATAGCGGACTGGGTGGCGAACGAGTACAAGCTCGACAAGTCGGAATTCACGCGCCCGTTCTACCCCGGCGGCAACTATGAAAAGGAAAATTACAGCGGCGGGGTTGTTGTGGACAATCCGCCGTTTTCCATACTCTCAATAATCGTGCGCTTTTACGTTGAGCGGGATATAAAATTCTTCCTGTTCGCTCCTACTCTGACAAGCTGCCGATATGGTGACTTTTGCACGGTACTTCCGGTAGGCGTTGATATAGAATACGAAAACGGCGCGGTTATATGCACGTCGTTCGTCACAAACCTCGAACCGCACGAGATAAGGGCGCGGACTTCTCCAACGCTTTACAAGGCTGTCGATGAAGCTAATACCGCAAACACCGCAGCGCTTAGAAAGCATGTCCCTAAATACTCGTATCCTTTGGAGTTGGTGACAACAGCGGCGATTTATCCCTATGCAAGGTACGGAATAGAGTTTGTTGTTCCACGTTCCGAGAGTGTGCGTATTTCGGCTCTGGATTCCCAGAGGACAGCTAAAAAGGGGGTTTTCGGCTGCGGGTGGCTTGTATCGGAACAGGTAAAAGCAGAACGCGAGAAAGCAGAACGCGAGAAAGCAGAACGCTGGCACCTCAGCGAACGGGAGCTTGAAATAATAGCTAGAATCTCAAACGAATAATTAAGCGCTATGCAGCAATGCACGGCGCTTTTTTCATGTCCGAAACACGCTGACGACATTAAAAGCCCGCGCGGAATAACAGCCGACAGGCTATAAACGGAGGTAACTATGGCAGACGAACAGACAACCCAGACCACACAGGAGCAGGGCGGCGCTCAGACCGCCGGAGGTGATCCTAACGTATCTACGCCCGAGCCGGAGGCGGAAAACAAACCGGAAAAGCCTGCTGAAAAGACGTTCACCCAGGCAGAGCTCAACAAGATCATCGCGGAGCGCCAGAAGCGCTGGGAGAAGAAAGCGGCGGACGAAAAGGCGGAGGCTGAGCGCGTAGCCGCTATGACAGCAGACGAAAAGTCGAAGCATGAGCGCGAGAAGCAGGAAAAGGCTCTCGCAGACCGCGAAGCCGCTCTGACGAAGCGGGAGCGCACCGCCCTTGCAAAGGAGTACCTCGCGGAGAAGAACGTACCCGCCGCTCTGGTAGGGGCTGTGGACATCTCCGACCCCGACGGCATCGAAGCAAGCACGGCGGCAGTCGCGAAGGCTTTCACGGACGCCGTCAGCGCGGAGGTAGCAAAGAAGTTAGCCGGAGCTCCCCCGAAAAAGGGCGACCCCGGCGCAAAGGACCCATTCCTTGACGGACTGGGAGTTTAACAGGAGGTAAATTTAATGGCAGTAAATCTCGCAACAAAGTATTCAGATAAGGTCGACGAAGTATTCAGGCTCGGAGCGCTCACCACTTCGATGGCGGGCGGCAAGTACGAATTCACCGGTGCGCAGACCGTCAAGGTCTACAGCATGGGAACCGCTGAAATGAACGACTACAAGGCGACAGGCTCCAACCGCTACGGCAACCCCGAGGAGCTGGAGGACACCACCGAGGAGCTGACCCTCACGCAGAAGCGCTCCTTTACGTTCACTATTGACGCGACTAATGCGGTGGATTCCCCGGCAGGAGTGCGTGACGCGGCAAAGGCGCTCCGCAGACAGCTCGACCAGGTAGTTATTCCGGAGGTGGACGCCTACCGCTTTAAGACCGCCGCGAACAAGGCTGAGCACGTAGCGGTCAGCACCACCAGCAACTCCACCGCATACAGTGATTTTCTCGCGATAAACAGCGCCATCAGCGACGACGAGGTGCCTGCGGTCGGCAGAGTGGCGTACGTTTCCAACGCGTTCCTCAATGCGATAAAGCAGTGCGACGGCTACACCAAGGCTTCCGAGCTTGCGCAGAACATGCTCATCACCGGGCAGGTCGGCGACGTCGACGGTGTTAAGATAGTAGCCGTTCCCAAGAGCAGAATGCCCGCCGGCGCGTCGTTCATCATCGCTTACGGCGAATCTGTGTGCTCCCCGGAGAAGCTCGCAGAATACAAGATCCACGACAATCCTCCCGGTATCGCGGGTCACCTTGTCGAGGGTCTGGTGTACTACGACGCATTCGTTACCGAGAACAAGAAGTGCTCCGTCGGCGTTCACTTCGGTGCTATGGGAGAGATAAGAGCGTCCATGACCGCCGCCGATTCCGGCAGGGGCAGGCTCAAGATCGCGCGCAACGCCGCCGGAAAGCTGATGTACAAGGCAGACAGCTCCGTCACCGTCCCGAAGTTCGGCGCGGCGGCTACCGGATTTTCTGAGGTGCCTGCGGACGGCATCATCTCCGCGACTGCCGGGCACAAGGTCGCTGTCGTTTCCGTCGTGGACGGCAAGGTCGTGGCGGCTTCCGCCGTGCTTGACGCGGTAGTCGGCGCATGAGCCCGCTGGAGCGATTCAAGCTCCTCGCCGGGATAACCGAAGATACGCAGGACGGGCTTATTTCCGCCCTGCTGTCGGACGCGGCGGATTCAGTCTGCGACTATATCGGGCGTGATGTAGTCCCGGAAAGGCTCGTTTCCGTGCAGGTTCAGCTTGCAGTGATAGCGTACAACAAGCGCGGCGCTGAGGGGGAATCCTCCCGCAGCGAGGGCGGAATTTCCCAGAGCTTCGACGGACTTCCGCCGGAGCTTATGGCGCGGCTGAAAAACTATCCCAGAAAGGCGGGGGTGCTTTATACGGCTGATACAGAACAGGCTTAAAACGCTGCCGCTTTCCCGCCCTGCGGCCGTGAAAAGCGCCTACATCGGCACCGAAACGCGCTGGGAGCCTGCCGGAACTATCCGTGCGGAAGTCCAGCCGCTCTCCGATAACGCCGTCGCCGAACAGTACGGCGTGAAGTTCAGCCGCTCGGTGGAGCTTTTCTGCGATACCGGAACGGATATCCGCGAGCGCGACCGTGTGAAGCTCCCCGGCGGCACTTACGAGGTCAGAGGGGTGACTACCTACGGAAACGTCAGGAAGGCGGTGTGCGAGCTGGTATGACGATACGGGAGCTTATCAAGAAAATGCAGTCCGTCCGCGCGGACAGCGGAAAGGTTCTCGACCGCGCCCTGCTCAAGGGCGGCGAGAAGATACGCGGAAACGCCGTCCTGCTCTGCCCGGTGGACACCGGAGAACTCCGGAACAGTATCCGGGTACAGCGGCTCGCGCCGGGCGTAGTCACGGTTGGCACCAACAAGGAGTACGCGATATTCGTGGAGTAGATCGG